CCTGGAAGATCAGCTTGACCGTCGCCCGGGCGGTTCTCAGGGTCCGGTTTTCGTAATGGAGCTCCGGCAGGTTGCGCCATGACGGATCGCCAGCCCGGCGGATGCGGATGCGGAAAGGCACCCGCATCGCCTTGGTGTCCGGGTTGCCGCCGCCATCGACCCCGGCCTTGCCGAGTCCCTGGTTGAACAGCAGGTGGATCAGGATCTCGTCCGGCGACTCGCGCCCGGCGGTGCCGTGGAACGACGGTAGATTTTCGCTTCCGGTCGAGATCAGGTTCGCCTGGTTGTTCGGGTCGACCTGGTGCTGCGACAGCTCGAGCTGCACCTGCGCCGTGCGGGTCTGCTGCCTGACGATGTCAAGCGGGAGATCGTCCGGCCACCCCTCGCGCACCTCGAAGGTCAGATCGTCCGCCCCGGCGATCGGCGTGCCGTCGATCCTGATGTCGCTCATGTCGTGCGGCCCGGCGAGCGCGTATAGCGCCTCGACGAACTCGTCCTCGCCGTCGAAATAGGTGAACGGCTCGGCCGCCAGAGGCGGGAATATCTTGCGGGTGCCGATCACCCGCGGAATCGGCCCGTTGGCCTCGAGGATATTGCCGCCCGCCGATGCCGCGCCGGCCTTGTCGCGGTCGAAGCCGCCGCCACGGTCGGACGACGACAGACCGATCGGCGGCGGCGTCAGGGCGGTGAGCAGCAGACCGCCGACGAGGCTGACGCCGGCGCCCAAAAGCGCCGCTCCAGTCGTGCCAGCCGCGAAACCCGGTCCCAGCACCGCCGCCCCGGCGCCCCCGGTAACCGCCACCGCCGCCACGGTGATCACCAGCGCGGCGACGATCGCCAGCCCGCTCTTGCCTTCGCCGCCGCCGCCCCGGACCGGCGCGTGGAAGGTGACGCTGATCACCTGACCGGCGCGGCCAGCCTTCGGCCTGACCCGCGGCCACAGCGCCATCGGCACATCGACATTGTCGATCCTGACCTGGCCGCAACCGGCGAAATCCGGCGGCAGAAACGGCATCCGCTCGATCATCTCGGTGATCCGCAGCCCGGCCGGCAGGCGCGTCACCCTCGGCGAGCCGATCGCGAACGGGTCGCGGTAGACGGTCAGGATACGCTCGTTCATCGCGCCGCCTCGAGTTTTTGCATAGGTTTTGACCACGGACACTCCGCTCACGGCGCGGCCTTCAGCCTCCGGAAACCGGCGATCCGGTGTTGCACGGTGAAATGACCGAGGCCCACCACCGCCGCCGCGATGCTCGATTCCGTGTGCAGAAGGCGCCCGCCGTCAATCATCACCCCGACATGCCCGACCCAGGCGCGGTCGTAGAGGCGCATCAGCACCACGTCCAGCGCCCGCGGCACCGGTATCGCCCGCCATTTATCCTGGCCAGCGCCGATCGAGCGCGCCACCGCCAGCAGATCGTTCGCCGAAATCTCGCCGTAGTCCGGAAGCTCGACGCCGAGGTTTTCCACATACGCCAGGCGCACCAGCCCCCAGCAATCCAGCCCCCGCTCGAGCGTGCGCCCGCCATCGGCGAACGGCACACCGACATATTTGGCCCACCAGCTCACCGGAACAGGCCCGGAAAGTTCTCCTGCGTCGCCATCTGGCCGGGCCATATCTCCTTCGAATAGTCCCGCGTCTGCAGCCGTCCGGTGAGGAACATGGCATCGGCCTCGACGCCGATCAGCTCCAGTTCCTCGGCGACGTAGGTGCGCGCGGCGGTGCCGGTGACGATTTCGGTTCTCGGATCGGCCGTCTGGTCGAACTCGCTGCCGGCGATCAGCTCCAGCCTGATCGTCGCCGGGTTGGTGACCGACTGCAGCGCCTCGCCGATTCGTCGGTCGACGTTCTGGATCGAGAGTTTCGCGAACGGCGCGCTCTCGTCATCGGTGACGATGGTGATCTCGAACTCGAACCCGGTGAAGGTCACGCCGTCGAGGACGAAATCCACCGGATCGGAGACAACCCGGATCGGATCGGTCAGCGACGGGTGGGTGATGGTGAGGAACGCCAGAATCTGCTCGGCCGATCGCTCACGCTCGATCTCGCGCCGCACACCTGGCGGAATCGCGCGCCCGATCGTCACACCGCCGCCCCAGGCAACCGATCGATCTGCATCGACAGATCGAAGCGCCCGGCTTCCTGGCTGGCGAAGCTGTACTCGCGGATCTTCCACTTGGCGGCCGCGCCGCTCACCGGATCGGGCCACAGATAGTGCAGCGCGCCGTCCATCAGTTCCTCCTGGTAGAACGCCTCGAACACCGCGACCTGGGCGGCGGTAAGCGGCGGGAACGTCGCCTGGTATTTCTGGACGGCGGCGGTGCCGCGCCGCCGGTCGATCGACGGTCCGGTTTCGGGCTGGAACGTCACCTTGTTGTCCTGCGGCGCGAACGAATGGTTGCTCAGCAACGGCTTCTGGGGCAGGGTCGGGGGCCAGACCGGCGTTGCCATCAGCGTTTGATCCGCGACGGCGCCAGGGCGAAGCGCGCGCGCTGCTGGCCGTCGAACCCGCCGCGCGCCATCTCCTTTCCGACTTCCTCGATGAGGAAGCGCCGGACTTCTTCGCCGCGCGGACCGGTTGCCCGCTCCTCGCGGACCTTGGCGGCGGTGTTGTTGATGATCTGCACCGTGACTCCCGCCCCGCCGCCGGCGACGCCGAGCCTGCCGCCCGGCCCGCGCTTCAGCGGCAGGATCGCCTCGGGCCCGGCCTCGCCCATCAGGCCGATCCCGTTGGCCATCGGGAAGACGGTCGGGCGGCTGACCACGCCGCCCTGGGCGAACGGCACCATGCTGCCGGCCGAGATCACATTGCCCTTGGCGTTCCTGCCGAACGTCTCGAAGGCCGGGCCAGAACCGCCGCCGCTTGCCGCGCCACCCGCCACGGCGCTGGCGCCGGCGGAGAACAGCTTTCCGAGAAAGCTGTTCTTTCCCCGCGCCTCGAAGTCCTGCACCGCGATGTTCGCCAGCGCGACGGCGACGTTTCTAAGCGCCTCGGCGAAGCTCTCCGCCTGGATGATCGCGTTCGAGATGGCGTCGCCGATCCGCTCGATCTGGCGCCGGTTCTCCTCGGCCGCGCGGGCCGCGTCCTGCTGCGCCTGCTCGTTGGTCTCCAGGACGTCGTTCAGCACCGCGAGCGCGACCGCTTCGTCCTTCACCCGTTGCGCGAGCGCCTCCGCCTGCGCGACCATCTCCGGCGTGACCTCGGCATTCTCGCGCGCAGCGGCGTTGTTGAACTCGCGAACGATCCGCTGCCGCTCGAACTCGGCGGTCAGTTCCGCCTGGGCGACGCCCGACAGCCCGGCCAGATGCTGTTCCTGGCCGAGGAGTTCGATGCGCTCGCGCAGGGTGTCGATGATGCCAGCGGCTTCGCGGTCGACCGCTCTGCGGCCGCCGCCGTCACCGGTCGAAAACGGATCGTCGATGAACTTCGCCCGCTCCGGCGGCAGGAATTTCTCCGGCAGCGCCGAGACCTGTCCGAGCCCGCCCGCTCCACCGACGGTGGCGCGCCGCGGCGGACCGCCGGAGGTGCCCGGGATGACCGCGGCGGCGGCGGCGCGCAGACCTTCATCCCGGAACAGGTCGGTGATGGCTTCGAGCTCGTCGCGGAGCGCGCGGGCGTCCTCTATCGCCTGACGGCCGATCGGGCTTTCCAGCTCGCCGGCGGCGCGGAGCCGGTCGATCTCCGCCTCGAGGCGGCCCAGCGCACCCTCGACTTCCTGCGCCCGTTCCGCCGCCTCCGGCACAAGGATTCCCGGCGCGGGCGTGCCGGCCAGAACATCGAGGCCGTCTGACAGCTGATCGATGACGAATGACAACTTTTGCGCCAGCCCCAGCGATTGATCCATCTTTGCCGTGAACCTGACCCAGGCGGTCGCCATCCTGCCCGCCGCCCTCTCGACGGTCTGGGGCAGTTTGGCGAACTGCCGGTCGACTTCATCGGTTTTCGAGAGCAGCGCATCGAACACCTTGCCCGCGACCAGCTCGCCGGCCTTTCCCATCTCCTTCAGCTGACCAACCCCGACACCAAGGCCATCGGCGATCGCCCGCGCGACCAGAGGCAGGTTCTCCATCACGCTCCTGAGCTCGTCGCCGTCGAGCCTGCCCTTGGCTAGTGCCTGGCCAAGCTGAATCACACCCGATCGCACTTCCTGCGCCGATCCGCCGCCGATAGCGCCGAGTTTCAACAGGGTCTCGGTCAGCCGCGCGACTTCCTCGTCTGTCGCGCCAATCGCCTCGCCGGCGATGGTGAAGCGGGTCAGGCCTTCGGTGATGCCTTCAAAGCTGCCGCCGGTCTCGGCACCAATATCGAAAGCGGCCTCGATCAGCTTCCCGGCGCGCTCGGCGGACCCGGTGAGCGCGGTGAACCGCCCCTCGAGCTGCTTGAGGTTATCGCCGCTCCTGACAATGTCATTGAGCACCTTGCCGACAGCCGCAATCGCCGCCGCCACCGCGATGGCGCGGCCCGGAATGCTAATCCCCAGACGGTCGCCGACTTTTTCCAGGCGCGAGTCGAGACTGTCCGCCTGGCGCGAAATCGTCCTCGCGGATCGATCCATCGTCCGCCGGGCCCGCTCCATGTTGCGCTCGAAGCGCGCGATGCTGGCATCGAGCCGGACGCTCAGCCGCGAGACTTCCTCAACCATGCCTTGACCTTTTCTTCCTCGACCATCGCGTCCAGCGCCGCGACAGCCTCCGGGCCGGTGTCGATTTCGTCGAGCCCCGCGGGGGCCGGACAGTTTGCCATTTCCCAACCTTCGAAGCCGGCGGCGAACTCCGCCAGCCCGAGCGCGCGGACCTCACCGGCATGCCAGCCCATCGCCCCCCCGGTGATCAGGTAGGGACGGATGCTGAATCTGGTTTCTCTGGGCTCGCCCCCGGATCTGGCTCGGGGGCGGCGGCGTTTCCCCGGTCGTCATCCCGGATCGCCGCTCCCAGAACGTCGCGCGCCATCAGTCTCGCACGCTTGACCCCGGCGGTCTCGATCACATCGCCAGCCGTGAGCCTGGAGCCGCCCCATTTGAGGGCGGCGCCGAGCACCGCCTGCAACTCGTCCAGACGGTAGAGCGTGGTGCCGAGCGCCTGCCACAATTCCTCGATCTGGGGATTGACCTTGGCGATTTCCTCGAGGCCTCCGATCGGCAGCGACAGCAGCTGCTTCGCGCCGCCGACCTCGACCTCGATCTGCGGGCGCATCAGACCGCCGCGACGAACGTCGGCGCCCCGGCCAGCTGCAGGGTCAGATTGAACGAACAGACTCCATCGTATGGGCCCTCGTAGCTCAGATCGGTGACCACGAATGCCGCCGTGTCGACGCCGACATTGGGGACATCGATCTGGTAGTTGACGATCGCCCCGGTCCGGAAATCGTCCTCGATCGACTGAATCGGCAGCAGCGACTTCGCGATGCCGCTCGCGGTGAAGGTACCGTTTTTCGGGCCGGTGATGAACGTCTCCCATATCTCGCCATTGACATCGACATCGTCGCCAGTGGTGACGTTGATCGGGGCGCCCGTCTTGCTCCAGTTCGTGGTCTGAACCGCCCCCACGAGCGTGAAAACCTCCGTCGGTGTGGCGCCATCGCCGCGCAGGAGCTTTAGCTCCGAGCCTCTTTTCGCAACCATGTCATCATCTCCTGTCTATGAACATTCAGCGCTTGCCCAGGGCGCCTCGATCGGGCTTCCGACATCACGGATGAGTGCGGAATCTGAACTTCTGGCGCACCAGGGTGCGAACCCCATCCTCGAGCAACTGCGCCCGCTGTGTCATCAGGCTGGCCATGACGAGCTGCTGGGTCGTCAGCGCCGGCTCGGCGCGGTGGATCGCGGCGACGCTCGCCGCGGCGATTTGCAGGGCCTCGGGCTTGCCAGGCTTCTCCGACCAGATGTCGACCGTGAATTCATCCTCCCAGCCGTCCATGCCAGAGCCTTCCCACGGACGCCCGGCGATATCGCCGAGCGTGATCAGCGGGTATGTCGGATCCTGCGGCGCCGCGTCGTATATCCTGGCGCCGACGATCGCCGAGACCCCGGCATCGGCCTTCAGCAGCGCGATCAGCGCCTTCTGGACCTCGAGCGTCGAGACGGTCATCTAGATGCTGCCGCTTTCTTTTGCGACGGCCGATCTGACCGCCATGGTGATCGACCGCTTGATCCTGTTCAGGACGCGCCGGCGATTGACGAAATACGCCGGGAAAAGGAACGGCTCCGGCTTCGACCCGGGATGGGTGTTGTAGAACCGGCGACGGCGCCCGGCTCTTACGATCAGGTTTCCCTTTACCCGCGCAGCGGTGCCGAACTCGACCCAGCGCG